ATTGACAAGTCCTCCATCTGTTCATTATTACTTAAATTGTAAATAATAGCATCAGATACTGACTGTACAACAAAAGGTGAATGTGTTGAAATTACAAACTGTATATTTGGAAAACTATTTGCAAAGAAATTAAATACTTTTTTCTGTAACGTTACATGTAGATGAGCATCTATCTCATCTATTAAAACAATACCCGTCACCTCATTTTTATCCTGCTTACTTAATTCTGATAACATAATCAACTCAGCATATACAGCTAAAATTGATGCAAAACCCGATGGTAACTCATCTAACCCAAATGGTATCTTATTTTTTTGAATAATCTCCATCTTGAGTTTTTTTCTATTAAAGCGCAATATAAGATCATTATCTTCAAATAAATCACACAAATCAGCTTGAATCGAATTAAGAATAAAATTAACTCTATTGTATTCATCAATTTCGCCGGCACCTTTTTCAAGTAATGCGTAATTTGACATTGACACTAAATACGATTCAAAATAATTACTTGTATTTTGTTCATTTACCGTCGAAGAGTTAAATGTTTTATACAGGTTTTCAACACTTGTTAGATGATTCTCATCAGAACTGACAAACTCTCTATTTGCTTTAAAAAACTTAAGAATGAATTGATTTTTTCTTAGGCGGTTTACAATATCAGTTGTCGAAGCAAACACAACATCATATTTTTTCTTTTTTTCGAGGCGTGCCTTAATCCCAATAACTGAACTCATGAAACTATTATATCCGTCAGTATCAACCTGAAAATTTTTCACTGCAGAAGTATGTTCGTTTAATTTCTTTTCCATCTCTGCTATTGTAGTAACATATTGCTCCCTAACTATCTCACTTAAATGTTCATTTAAAGCTCTAAGAAAAAGAGTTTTTCCAGAGCCATTATTACCAACTATAATTAAATTCTTCCCATTTAATTCAATGTTTCTTTTATATTCATCAGTCAACTGGCTAATTCTGCTCATTATATTTATCATGTTAATATCCTATGACTCACTGAGTTACAACATTATATTCCAAGTTTTCTATTCTGTCATTATGCCCAGCGCGCGCTCGTATCCCCGCCACGCCTGCCCGCTTTATAGAGTGGTTTTCATGCACCTGCATGAGATAAGCAAAAGCCCACCATTACTGGCAGGCCTCAGCTAAAACGATCCTCAAGCGGTCATGCGGATTCATGCGGCATAGGCATGCATTGCTGCTTTGTGGATCTTCGATGATTTCAACTGAGTCCATGCCCCCCTTTTGTCAAGCTCAAACCTTAACATTGCACGATATCGCTACGACTTTCTCTCAAAATCTGTGCCATATTCCCTCAAGGTACCCTCCGTATTTTAATCAAAATTTGCACAAAAACATTACAATCAAAAGATACTACGTTATTTACTACACAAAATACTAAACGGAATACTCTTGACCAGCTTAGCCAATCATGCGTAAACTACAATCATCACCAGTAGTGATTCTAAAAAAAGAGGACACAACAAAATGGCTAACACCAACTGCATCACTGTACTTACAGCACGCGGCATCAACGAAATTCTGAGTACCGGGGGGAGTCAAGCATGGAGACTAGATGCTAGTCATGCAGCCAAGCACGAATATCTAGTTTGTGTACAAAATTCGAAGGCGGACTGGGGAACACAAGAAGCCAAGCATCACCATGCATTTATGGTCGGTCGAATTTCGGGAGTCAGCAGAGCTCCAGAAAATCCTCACCGCTGGATCATTAATATTGATTCTTATGCGGAAATTGACCTTCCGGAACAATGGGATGGTAACCGAAACCCCGTTTCTTACCGTAACCTCGAAGACATTGGCATCGAGCCAGGCAAACTGGAATTTAAAGCTGTTCCAAAATTATCTCCGACTAATGTAATCATCGGAAAAGCAGGTGATGAGTACGAAGAAGTAGAAGAAGAACAAGAAAGTGTAAAACCGTTAACACTTAAAGAAGCAAAGGCTGGGCTAGCCCTCTATTTTGGTGTCAATGAAGAGAACATTCAAATAACCATACAAGGTTAAGGCTTTAATATGTGGGTAGATTGCAATTAGTTTACGTTGGTTTTCGTGCGAGGCGGTATTCCCGAGTTAAAAAGCACCTAATGGGATTTCCCGTTCCTCGCACGTAGTGAAGCTCATGTCCAGTTAACCAAAACGATACTGGGAAGCCAATCTCAAGCCAGAAACAGTCGTAGTAAATACGGCCCAGCCAGTAACTAACGCCTCGCTCAGCTCGTGTTCAACCTTGCTGACGTCAGAATCAAGTTCTCACGCCAGCAACGTTCCTGCTACTAACTGGGAAGATCCATGGAGCGGCTGTATTCATGAGCACGAATCTTTGCCATCAGCTCATCCGTCAACTCAGAAACCCACTGGATAGCCAGCTGCTTTTCTTCATCGTCACACTTACTAGCAGCTACAAGCTTCACAAAAAAATCAATCCGCTGGAGCTTCAACGACTCCAAAAAATAGTCCTGCATTTTCCCCCCACTCAAAATAACTGTACATATATACAGTATATAATTAACCACCTCATGTAAAATGTTTTTTCTATCTTTCAAGCAGATGGAATAAGTGAGATGCTCTTAAGAAACAACAAAATGAGGGGCAAGATGATGCGCAAAGCGTGTATTGAACTTATAGCGGGGACTAATGCCGCATGCCTAGTTGCAGGCGAACTAGGCACTGGTCGCTGCCTTTACCTGGTTGTAGTAATGGAAGACATATTCGGTAAGCCTACAACTGAACAATGGCTTAAATCCCTAAGACTTTGCGAGGCCAAGGCAGTTGAACTTAAGTATGAAGTTACCCGCATTCGCGGCCAGAGTCTGGCCGGTTTGTAACCTTCCAATTTATGGCGGCTTAGTACAATTGCCGCCATTTATCATCTTCCTGCAAACGCTGGTTCCGGTAGAAAAGACGCAGGCCTGCGCCGGATGGAATACTGCCACCACGCAGAAGCAAATCGATCTCCCTATCGCCGCCATCAAAGCCCCTGGACCGCAGCTCATACTCCAGTTGCAGGCGCTGACAACCGTCGATTTCCTGTTTGTAACCTTTCCGGCGTTTCGGTTTTACCAGGCGCAATCGCGTATTTAGTTCCCGCAGTTCTTTTTTCCCCATCCCGTGCAGGTAATCCTGCAACTCCTGCTCATTCATGGTGGTTATGTCAGGCGCTGCAGGTTCATTATCTGCCTCTGAATCGTTCATTTTTTCCACCAGGGGACAGTTATTGCCACGAGTCCAAGGGGCGCAAGCGCCCTGGTCGGCTGGCGCCTTCTGAACGTCAACGGCCTTACGAACCATTTTCCACTTCATCGCATGCGTGCAAATCCGGCCCTCAATAATCGGGGACCAGATGCCATAAATACGGATGCCGTGATCGCCATAGGCTGATGGCTCGTCATTGAGTTCATAAGCCGTGCGGACCAGGTGATGTTTACGCGGAACCAGTACGCCGCCCTGTTTCATGATGTAGGTGGCAAAACACCCGGCATCGGCTGCCGCCAGCACGGCATCCAGACGCGGGTTATCCAGTACCGGCGCACCTGCTTTTTTATCGGCCTGCTGTCGCGCAGCCTGGCCTGCCAGCAAACGCAGCTCGCGATAAGCCTGGCGGCCCGGTATACCGAAAAAGCGGAATTGCTGGACGCGATGCAGCGAAGCCCAGGCATTGACATGTTCGGCATTGTCCCGCAGTGATCTGCCGGTTTCTTTGCTGATTTCATTACCCAGGCCGCGGCCGTCGATGTTCTTACTGATGTACTTCGCGATGTAGCTGGTAGGCGTCCCCTTGCGCGGGTTGATCAGCTCAGATTTAAAGCGCGGGCCGGTATTATTTCCCAGCTCCTCGCGGTCCTCACGGATGGCAAATTTACGCAGCAGCGCAGTGATGGACTTGCGGTCTTTTTTGCGCATGAAGCAAAGCAGGTGCCAGTGCACGGTGCCGTCATGGTGTGGCTCAGCAACGCGGACGCCATACCAACGCATCCCGGCTTTGTGCATCGCCTTGCGGCGAACGTATGCACCAGATAGTCGCTGCTCTGCCGGACCGTTGCACTGGTCCATTTCGGGTTTGGCCTGCCGTTATTGAGCGTTGCGTGAAAGCGTGACGGGCAGGTGATGGTATAGAACACCGCGCAGTCTCCGCGCATTTCCGCGATTAACTCCAGCCCCTTAACACAGGCCATCATTTCATTACGACGGTGCGCCGGATTGCTGCTACTGGCGTTTACCACGTCTTCCATATCCAGCGTATCGCCCTGCTCATTGGTCAGCTCATGCGAGCGGAAGAATTCCAGCGATTTGCGGCGCTGTTCGCGTTTATGGATCACGGCCTCATAGCTGACATACGGGGACGCCTTTTTGTTAACCAGGCAGACGGCGCGCAGCTGTTCTTCCCGCCATTCACACCGCATCTGCCACAGCTTGCGATACCACCAGTCAGCACAGAGCATACGGGCAAGCGAACCCGGAATAAGTTCGTATGGTACCGGGTTACGGCGGTGCTTTTTACGGCGCAGCTGCTCGAAGGCAGGCGGGATAACATCAAGGCGCATGGCCTCAGCGGCCACCCTTTCCCATGACCGGCGGATCTCTTCCGGCGTAACGTCTTCATCCGCAAACAGCTCACCGCAGGCAGCATCCAGACACATGCTCATGTGTGCCGCCACCAGGGTAGATAACCGCTTAACCTGATCCTGGTCATTTCCGGCAGAACCAGCAGGCCCTCCAGCCCGTCGTGGCTCGCCATAAACCGGAATGACGCAGAAACCTGGCTGGCACGCACGCGCTTCAGGCGTTCAAGGCACGGCCTGATGGTTTCACGTAGATAGCGGGAATATGCCTTCGGCTTGCCCAGGCCCTCGAAATATTTAATGCGCTCAAGCAGTGGCTTGCTGATATGTGATGGTTCAGCGCTTACGTCTGCCAGAATCACCAGATCGGGATTAAACCGCTGCTGCTCGCGGGCCATTTTGGCACGGCTGATCAGCCGGTCCTGCTCCATTTCACGCTGAACAGGGTCACGGGCTTCATTGTAGAAATAGCGTTCCCAGACCTCATCGCTCATCGCCTCACGGCGCAGCTGCTCCTGCTCGTTGTCGCTGGCGTAGAGAGCGATCAGGTTTGAAAGCGTAGACACCGGCGCAACTTCCGCCGGGTCCACATACGGGTTAACCGCTTTTTTCGGGGCATTCCAGACAAAAGCAGCGGCGGCATCATCTGCACCGCCGTAGTTTTTAACGTCGTGATGGCTCACACAAATACTCTCTTTGGAAAGTTTCGTAAGACGCACTCACGACTGGATACGCTGCCAGATCAAACCCTGACCAGATCAGAGGTTGAGAAACAGCGATAATTTCAGTTACAGACTTACCATCACCACCGGCAACACCCATACTGCGTTTTGCGTTAATACGGTGGCGGGTAAAATTCTGGTAAATCGCGTTCGTCAGCTCGGTTTCACTGTTCGACACAACAACCTGATGACCTGCTGATGCCAGTACATCAAGAGTCGTCGCCAGGCGACGCTGTTCAAGCTCATTGAAACCATCAGTGTGATAATCGGTAAATGTACCGTCATAAGGTGGGTCGCAATAAATCACATCACCTGCTTTGACCATCGCTAAAGTTTCCTCATAGCTGGCACAAATGAAGGTGGCGCGTTTTGCTTTCTCTGCAAATGCTCTGATTTCGTCTTCCGGGAAATATGGTTTTTTATAATTCCCGTATGGAACGTTAAATTCACCTTTCCTGTTATAACGGCACAATCCACGATAACAGTAGCGATTTAGATAAAGGAAAAATACAGCTTTCCAGAAATCGGTGATTTCACACGAATGATTAAAGTCCTGACGGATGTTGTAATAAGACTCTGCGCTATTTGTGCCTAAAAAGAAATGTTTTGCATTTGAAATGAACTTCTCACAGTCAAATGCAATCTGCTTATAAAGATTAATCAGGTCTGAATTAATATCCGCGACAAGATAATGAGGATACTCTGTCGCCATCATTACAGCGCATGAACCCGCGAAAGGTTCAACCAGTCGCGGGCCTGCAGGCAGGTGCTTTTTCAGCTCATGCATGACGGCGGTTTTATTGCCCGCCCATTTCAGGATGGTGCTCATACAGCCCCCCATTGTAATGTTTGCCTTTCAGCTCTGCGATTTCCTGACAGGTGATGCAGCACTGCACGCCAGGAATAGCGCGGCGGCGGGCAGGCGGTATTGGTGCGTCGCAGTCAATGCACAAGACACGGGAAACGCCCGGCGCTTTACTGCGGGCGGTGTGGATGTGCCGCTGGAGTTCTTCTTCAACGCGCTGCTGTACGAGGTCCATAGAATCAGCCATCAGTGGATCTCCTGCGCTTCGTTCTGGATGTTTTCCGCAGCAACGCGCAGCAGCTCCGCCGCCTCAACGTGATTAAGCTGGCGCGATGTGATGTGACACGCCAGGCTATCAAGACGGGCAGCCATTGCCGCAGCACGTGCGCGGCGTTCTTCCATGCGGGCCTCTGTCAGTATCTGGTTAAGACCTGCATCATCCGGGCCGATTTTGTTGGAACGAGTTTCGATATTTCGCATTGTTGTTTCTCCTGAATTTTGGCAAAAGAATGCCCGGCGGGTTTACGCCATTAATTTCTGTTACTGGTTAATTCGGCATGGTTAGCCGCTTTGGAAATAAGCTCACCACTGCACGAAAATGGTTCATTGCTTTTATCAGCTCCCGCTTTTCGTCAGTCGTCAGCTCATTCATATTGACGTTATGACGATCCGCCGGAATCTTAGCCATAAAGAATATGGCGGCTAAGGCACGCTCATTTTGTTTATGGTTAATATCTCGCTGGTCCCGCATATCGCTAATAAAACGCTCCAGTTCAGGTTCTATATTTAAGCCGAACACTTTCGCCCTTAGCTCTGCAATATGATTCAGGCCATCCAGCCGATGTCCCGGACTTAGTGGAACAGTCGCAGAATCGCCTTCAATAGCCATGGTTTCCCCTGTTTATTAGTACGCAGTTCAGCCAGCAGCGCATCCTGCGAGCGGCACGGGTGCCAGCGCTTGCCATCTTTACCCATGATCCAGCCATGCCCGAAATGCGGTGATGGACTTTGCTTAACGAGCAGCGATGCGATTGATGGTTGGTTATTCAACATAGCCACCTCAGATCAAACCAAACGAGGCACCCAGGCCAGTGACTGTATCAATGGTGCTGGCCATCGCCGGGCTTGCCTGCAGGCGCGCATGTAACGTCACTGCGGTTAATGCCATCAGTCGAGTAACTGAATTGATGCTATCAACAATCTGGCGGCGCCCTGCCGTTGTGTGCGCTTCGCCGGAAACAGCGCCGGCAGCCACGCGGCCAATTTCTGCCGTGGCTTTTAGAACATAATCCGGCATCTTTTCGCGCGCGACTTCGTTTAGCGGCACGCACGGGAGGCAGTGGATCTGCGCCAGGAAACCATCAACCAACGCTGAATCCTCGGTCAAATCAGTAAGCAGCCAGATTTCCGGCGCGGTAAGTTGGTGGGGTTGGTCCGGGTTAAGCTTATTGCGCAGAGTCTGAACATTCATCCCGGCACGCCCTGCTAGCTTCGCCATATTGTGACGCAGTGCGAAAGCGCGGCATGCTTCATCAAAGTGAGGATGTATGGAAATCTTATAATCAAACATGTGAGCCCCTTAAAAAGTTCTCATAATCGAACTTATTGACCAACAATGACGCGGAAGTTGGAATGACCAAGAGACTCACGGACCTGATCGGTTTTGTACATTAAGTAACGCAGGCTTACACGACCCTTGTTTTTTTCTTTCTTAACCATGTACTTAGCAAGCTGACCATGATGGATTTTTTGATAAACAGAGCCGCGAGAAATGCCTTCCCATTCCGCGAACTCTGCAGGCGTAGCCATCTCTTTTGGTACACGAATTGAAATATCAGTGCTCATAGTGCAGTATCTCTCAGTTAAGGTTTGGTTTATGTCGTTTTATCTTGTTTTATATGATTCAACATTTGAACAACAGAGATACTACGATCCAATATTTGATACGTCAATAGGATTAAAAAATGATACAGGTGAAGGCTGGCGAGAATACAGGGGGTAGAGAGGCTATCCATAGGTTGATGGCTGCCTATGATTTCAAGTCCAGACAGCAGCTATGCGATCACCTAGGTGCATCTAAAAGCACCATGGCAAACAGATACTTAAGGGACAGCTTCCCTGCAGAATGGGTGATTCAATGCGCTCTTGAAACAGGAGTTTCTTTACTCTGGCTAACTACAGGACAAGGCGAACCAGGAACAAAAATTGATGATAAAAAAAGTATCAATTTCGTGAACTCCAGCAAGGTGAAACCTCTTTCTGAGCTTGTATCGCCAGAGATCGACAAAGCTAGCCTTATAGGAGGTTCGTTGGTTGAAGCTGGGAAGGCCATCATTGATAGCAGCCTACTTCCCCCTGACTCAAGCGAGCTGCTTCTTGTAAATACCAATGGCGATTCATATTTAGTTGACCGTAACCAGACACCACCAGTGAATGGGATGTGGTTGGTCGATATCGACGGGATAAAAAGCATTGTTAAGCTAACTCGCCTTCCGGGAAACAGATTAGTTGTGCATCAAGATGATTCTTCGTTTGAGTGCAGCCTGGATGATATCGAGGTTGTTGGCCGCGCATTGAAAATCATCAAGAGCCTTTGATATGACCATCAGAAAACAGCCGAACGGAAAATGGTTGTGCGAGTGTTACCCGAACGGGCGTGACGGCAAGCGCGTGCGCAAGCAATTTGCGACAAAGGGCGAGGCTGTAGCATTCGAAAACTTCACCATGGATGAAGTGAACAAAAAGCCGTGGCTGGCTGAAAAGGAAGATCGGCGGCGTTTGTCAGAATTGATTGAGCAGTGGCACTCTCTTTACGGCCAGACGCTCGCAGACCCCAAGCGCCTAATGGCGAAACTGAAAATTATCTGCAATGGCCTGGGCGATCCCGTCGCCTCTGAGTTAACCGCCGGTGACTTTACAAAATATCGCGAAGCACGATTAAAAGGTGAAGTACGCAACGAAGACGGCGCGCTGATGTCGCCAGTAAAGCCCCGCACGGTAAACCTGGAACAGCGTAACTTATCATCCGTTTTTGGCACCCTGAAAAAGCTGGGACACTGGTCAGCGCCTAACCCGCTCGCCGGGCTACCAACATTCAAAATCGCAGAGGGGGAACTGGCGTTCCTGGCCCAAGACGAAATCAAACGCCTGCTTGATGCCTGCGCTGATTCTCAAAGCCCCAGCCTGTTGATGATCGCAAAAGTATGCCTCGCCACCGGCGCGCGGTGGAGT